TTAAATTTTACTTTAATAATGTAGAAATATTTTAATGTTTTAGATTCAACTGGAATTATTCTTTTTCTTCCAGGTTTCTTTTTAACTACTTCTGTTCCAAGAGATTTCTTTGCCATAGTTTATCATCCATGGACAAACGAGCTCTATCCGAATTCGAACTTTCAATTTGAGCTAATACTGTATTTGTAGCATTTGTAATAACATCAATCATGTTTTTGATATCTTTATTACTACAACCAAGATTTAACATAGCTTCTCTTTCAACGGTTTCAATCATATCATATTTAGCTATATCTCCACTAAGTTCAACATTATTCATAATGTCTTCTGTATCAATAGAGAATTCATTATAAAGATGATAGATTGGTTTTGTTATTCGAATTTCTCGTTCATTTCCTCCTTCTTTATATAAATAATCTAGAATTGCAAATTTTGTATCGAATGAATAGACTAAATAGAAATCTTCATCAATTTTAGCATTTATAATTTCTGCTTGTTTTTCACAAATACATAAAATTTCTTCAATGAAATCATGTTTTACATCATCGTTAAACTTAGCAAAGAAACCACATTTGGTAACATTGAATTCAAGATGTTTATTCGCCTTTTTCATTACAATTTCAATTTTTTCCAAACCAATATAAAGAAGTTTTTGAAATACATCATTTATAAAATCGTTTAAAGCTCTTGTCCTGTTGTTAATATATATCCCTGTTTTCACTTCATTATTTATAAAATTTTCAACAGAAGTCGAGCCATATGTATTACAGAATATTGTAGTTCTATTATCGACAAATTCATTAATATTTCCGCTTCGTTGTTTCTGCATATCCAATCGAGCGTCAATACTATTATAGAATTTAGGATTGAATGAATTGTTATAAATCTGATCTTTAAATTTAGGAAACTCACCTTTGTTATCGGCAAAGTTTATAATACCACAAGAACCTGAAACTGACAAATCACACATTGATAGACCCAGGTCAACATAGCTATTTTGACGACGAACTATATGACCTGTTTGAAATGCATATGTAGGTCTAATATATGCAATTTCTATAAAAGGTTCTATATTTTTAACAATAGCTTCCATATTTAAATCTTTAGGAAACTCAACATCACAGAAATAAACAGTTTTATTAAACATTCTAGAATCTCTATCAATATCAACTACAGAATAGTTTGTTATCAACGCTGCTATTTCTTGAACCTTTCTATCAGGTATCCCATTAATTCTTTCTATTTCTTTTATGAATAATTGAATAGTTCTTTTATAATCAATAAATCCTAATTCTTTTAAGTTATTTGATGGTTTAGTCTCTAACATATTTTCATTGAGTCTAATTCGATCAATAACTATTTCTCGCATATTCATAATATAATACCTCACTTTATTACATAGAAGTAATATATAAATAATAAAAAAATAAAATAATGTAAATTATAGGGAGTTATTACTCTCCCTATAATTTATTTACAAATATTTATTTTCGTTTTGTAGAAACTGGTGTAGAAATCAGTGGAATTTCTTTAATTACAACTTTATTAAACTGATGTTTAACATAATCGTAATTTTTATCCATAGCTTTCCTTTTGTTCTTATTATTGATATAAAGAATATATCTTACACCGAGATTAGCAGGAATCGGTTTAGATATGTAATCGTAATTATTAATAAACTCGACAAAAGCAAATCTTGAACTAATATTAAATTCCGAACCAACGTTCTTTTCTTTTCTAACATCAGTGTTTCTGTAAATCAGATGATGTATTTTAATTGAATATGGGATCTTTCCAGTTGTTTGTTTACAATTAGCAGCATAAGAATCGTATAGATCTGCTATATTCATTACAAAAGCCCATTTCCTTTTTCCATTAGAAAGAATCTTTTTATAGAAAAATACATCTCTTGCTTTCGGATCTTTATTAAAGAATTTACCATGATTAAAATTATGTTTAATAATTTTCTTAAGCATAATTTTGATATCTTTCTGCATATCTTTTTCCATAAAACAATAATCATATTTCTGACGGAAAATTTCCAAAGCCCATGAATTTGTTTCGAAGAAATTTACAATAAGTTGTGTAGATTTTTTAGATAATCTATGATACCATTTCATGACTACAGGAATTTCGATATACAAATTTTCAAAATAATCTGTAGCAATTATAGTATTAGCTTCTGGAAGTTTTTTACAAACTTTTCCATATATAGATGACATTTTCACTTTATACTTTTTATTTTCATTACTTACAGATTTTTTATTTGTCTGTTTAGAATAAGCTTGATATTGTTTACTATCAATCTTCTTAGAATGTTCTTTTCGGCTACGAGCCTTGCTTTTCGGATTAGAATACGATGACTTATCGGTTCGTCTTCCATTAGTTCTACTCATGTTCATTTCCTCCTAGAATCTTATGAGTGTACTTGTGCCCATTTTCTTAGTACTACTTCCTTCTGCTTGATATCTAGCTGGAGATAACAACAATGAAGAATACAATGATGTAATAGGCTGTAAATGTTTTTGAATCATTGAATCTGTACGGATAAATGGAATTACCCATTCTGGTAACTTCTTAGTATTACCATTTACTGGAATAGCAAATGCTTTCAGACCAAAACTAGAAAAATCCATACCTAAAGAATTAACTCTAAATACATTTTTTCTAATCTTTTCTTTTATATCATTGAACTTAGGATCAATTCGTTCCAAATCTTCTTCATTCATGAGATTTGTATCAAACATGTATACAGCATCTCCAGGAACGATGTAATCATCAGGATACAAAAGATTCCAAATACAACTTGCTCTTGCAGCTATAGTTCTTACAGGATCTTTGATATTGTTAATACCATTGTATCTTGTAAAAATACCAAAAGTTTTATCTCCTTCTTGAATAGATTTATCAATATGATCTTCAATCTCATGGACACCATGTAGAATGTTTACAGGATCATACTTATTGGCTCTTAGAACCATATTCTGAAGAAGATCAATGATATGTGTAGACACATATTCATTGAGACCAGATGAACCTAAAGAACGTCCAGTAATAGCTAACTGTGCTTCTTCAGGAATCATTTTTCCTTCCTGAATAGTCTGAATTCCTATATAATTTTTCTTTACAGGGAATAACAGAATAATTGGGAAGAAGAATTCATTTTTCATATACATAAAGAATCTGTCTTCAGGATGGAATGAATTACAACATTCTACATAATTATGGCAGCACTCATCGAGAAGTGTAGTAACCAAAGATACGAATATCATCGTCATTCTAATCTGTACATTCATATCATCCATAAGATTTTCTTTTCCATATATTTTCAATGTATTCAAAACTATTTCATAAAGTGACGGCATTGTTGAATCTGTATCTCCAACAACACAACACTTTCTTTTACGAGTCTTATACTTTTCAACACGATTATAATTAATAACAGTTGCGAAAGCAAAGATTTTCATATAATCTGTAAGTTGTTCCAGATCAGTTTTCATTCCTTCTGGAATTTCATAAGGATTGATAAATTCAATTCCATTTTCAATAAGTCTATCAACCAAATCGTAAACTTTCTTATTACGTCTGATTAATTCTACAGGATTGTTTGCATAATAAAAAGCTATGCGTTTCCAATCTGGCATCATTTCAAACATTAAGAAAGATGATTGTGTAAATTTATTAAGACTCTTTCTGATTCCAACAACATCTTTAGTCATAAGAATGAAACGAGTTCTACAATCTTCTGGAGTAGGAATATAATCAATAATTGAAAGTGCTTCTGGAGTAAATAATGATTCTTTGATTTTAAAAATCTGATTAATCCAAGTCATTACTTCATTTACATTTTCAAATGCAAAATTTCCAGCTAAAAATCTTTCAATTGTGAATACCTGTTCAGAAATAAAGTTACGAGCTTGTGCTGGAATGGATCCACCCATATCAATATTTGAAATGAATGAAGATTGCATTGTTGAAGCCCCGTAAATTGAGTTAGTATTAGCTTTTACCTTATTCTGTTTATTATTATATTCGCGGAAATCATCCATATTACCTGCATTTTTAGCTTCAAGCATTTTCTTCTTAAATACAGCACGAGAATCCATCCAATCGGTAATAATGAAATAACTTGCAGGGTTCCAATTCTCTGTTAAAGTACCATTTGCAAGAATATTCAATTTATCTTTTTCAATTTCCAACGGAATTGTATTTGGATCCCTTTCAAGTTGCCATTCATATCTATACAGATTCCTACAATGAGCTACTAATTTCTTTCCGGCTGTTTTACGTTCGACAATGTCATTCACGTAATTTTTAAGCCATTCGGCATTGATTTTTCCATTATAGGTTGTTTTAAGAGTTTCAAACACTTTCTGTTTATACTCATCAAGTAAAGTCATTTAAATTCTCCTATTATATTACACAATATTGTTTTCTAGTATTTAAATATATAAATAAAAAAAAAGAAAGCTATTAATTAAAATAGCCTTCTTTTTCATGTAGTTTAGAAATTACTACTAGATGTTTGATCTGGAAGAACTTTATCCAATATAACTTCTCCACCATAAATAATTCTATCCCAAGCAAGTTGGGATTTTTGAACATTTAAACGTTCCAATTCAAGTTCTTGCTGCCGTATCTGTTCACGTTCTTCGAATTCCGCTTTTCGAGCAGCTTCTCTTTCAGCAATGTGAACTTTTTCAGTTTCCAATCGACTTTTGTTCTGTTCTTTAATTTGTTCAATAAGATTATTAGCTATAGCTTCTCTAGCTTTGTTTTGTTGTTCTAATAAAGCTTTAAAACTTTCAGGATTAGTTTTAGCTAATTCTAATTCCTCGGGTTCAAGTTTCATTTGAAAACTATTTGTTTTTCGATCGAAAATAAATTTCATACAAAATTTCTCCTTATAATTATTATAATATTTAAGAACTCATGCGAATTCTTTACATTATAATAATATATAAATAAAAAAGAGAGGATTTATATCCTCTCTTTATCTTTAAAGATTTTCTGATAAAAACTTTTCGAAGTTTGATTCTCTAGCAGAATCTTCTTCTTTATTTTCATCAGAATCTAATTTTATAAATCGCTTAGCAATTATTTTTAAGCAATCTAATTTTTCTTTATCGAAGCCATTACAAATAACTTCAATATTTTCTCTTCCGTAAAGCATCATTCCACAATTTGCGATGTGCTTTAATCGGAAGCCTTCATCACCAACCAAATATTGACGATCGTTATATTCATTCAGATCGATACTATTTGATTTTTTAAGAAAGTTAAATCCTTCATTATCCGCAACAATTTCCCTTTCTATATCTCTTTTAATATCATCCGGTAAAGGATTAGACGGATGATCTAACAAACAGTGGCCTATTTCGTGTGAAAATGATAACCACGTGATCCTATCTGAAAGATGATCATAAGCATCACTATTCAATGATATTACATAATCATAACTTTCAGTTCCGTAATTATAAATACGAAACGCCATTGCACCTGTTGTCTGATACAATGATGCGAAGTATTTAAAATTTTTCCTATCTGTTGAATTGAAGAATGCTTCTCTCCAACTACAATAGGAATATTTGATTCTATGACCATCATTTGATACACATTCTGTATCATCTGATAGCATAGCCAGGTTCTGATAGAAAGTATTTTTAACTTTTCCTTTAAAAAGTTTTCTATCATTTTTCTTAATCATCTTGACACATTTTTTATTCTGTGCCAAGAAATCGTAGAATATTTTAAAAGCATGTTTAGTGCTTTTAATTTCTTCGTTTTCCATATTTACCACCTCATTATTATAATATACAAAATAACTAATTAATTTACAAAAAAAAGAGAGGGATTTGTTCCCTCTCTTTTTAACATGTATTCAGACCATAATGTACACCTGACTTGCCATATGATATACTCTATTACATTGTATAGTAATAGCATTGATATTTTCATATTTATGATATTTACTATTATAATGGTTTATAATCTTCGGTTGAATAGTTGCTTTTGTTCTCACAAAGTTTACAACGTAGTAAATATCACCGGTTTTCAGTTTTACAATTTTAAACATCAAGTTTTTTCCAGAATTTTTCATACGATATAATTCTGGATAATGATCTAAATAACCAATTTCGTTCAGAATAAATGCACCAGAACCATCTGGAACACATTCTAATTCTTCTTTAAGTAATTTTATTTCCATAAACTTATTTATCTCCTCATTTTTATAATATATAAATAAAACTAGGGAATATTTTTTCCCTAGTTCTAATTATTTATTTTTTATCATATTCAGATCTAATCATATTTCTTAATTTTTCAATTTTCAAATTATCCGTAAATATGTAAGTGTATTTATGAGCTATTTTATACATAGTGCGTTTCTTTTTATCTCTTTTAAGAGCACGAATCGTACTAGTTATACCAGCAGTTCCTTTGAAAATTATAGGATAAGTTTTAAGCTGCTCATAATTAATGATATTATCTTTATCATTTAATGATAACCAAATTTGAACGCCTTCAACTATTATTTTATGAGATAATTGTTTATTCATAATATAATTTATAAATTCTTCAGCCAAATCATAACATTTGTGTTCATTTCTATGTAATTTAGCATATTCGTTTTCTTTAAAGAATTCACAAATTATAGGATCTATTTTATTAAAATCTGAATCGGTAAACATATCTGGAGTCATAATATCATCCAATTGTATTAAACTACAATGATATTTTTTAGACAATTCTCCACCTAATGTAGTTTTACCAGAACCAGAAAAACCAGTTACAAATAAAATATTATAGTTACCATTTTCAAATTCTTTTAATTTATAACATTCATCATCAATTGTAAAAATTAAATTTTCATTAGATTCTTCAGCTTTATCTAAATCAGGATCTTCATGACCATTGTTACAGTCACCGAGTTGAAAATCTCCAACAGTTTCTACACCTTCATCCGGTCCAAAAAGACCTTGAGAACATGCGTAAACATTCATTTCAGTAGCAAATATTTTATCATTATTAATCATAACTATTTTCCTTATTTAGAAAAATCTAAAACAACCATATTTATTAACGATTGTGTTGTACCATGATGATCACCGCCCCAAGTTTTTTCATAATAAATTTTATTTGGTTCTAACTTAGGTTTATTTCCATCTTTCCATTGTTCATATTCTGTCATAGGAATATTCATTTTATTACAAGTATCTTCGACGACCTTATCAAATACTTTATCAAATTTAGTGGTATCCGAATCATCATAAGATTCATCCAATGTATATCGTTTTAAACCATCTAAACCAAATGAGTATTGTTGTACAAGAATTTCTACTTTTTCTTTATTTTGAATAGCTTTAGCAATATCTATACATTTATTCCATAAATGCGTAGATAATTCATTATATTGATCGCTATCATCTTCACAATCGTAAATAGCAATATAATGTTTAGGATCAATTTTACTTATTTCATTTTTTAGAATTGGAACAACAGTTTTGCCAAATTTATTAGCTAAATTCAATGTTCTAGTTATTTCATTTTGCAATCGTTTTAACTCGGGATGATTTTTTATTTGTTCGAAAGCAGCATCTTCAGCTTTTCTTTCTTCTTTATATTTTTCATAGCGTTGTTTAGATAATTCTTTTTCTTTTGCTTCTTTACGTTTTAATAAATATTTGTATAATGGTGTTTTTCTATAAAGAGGTAGAATTATATATGCTAAAAGACACCATGCTAAAGCCACAGCACCCAACCCAATTTGAATTTTTTCAAGTATATTAGATTCTTGCGACTGTTCATTATCTAAATATTTATCAAGATCTGGATCTCCAGTAGTTCCTGTTTCAGGATCATACCGTCGCTCAGCTAATCTTTTCAATTTTTCTTCTATAGTGAAAGATTCGCAAGAGAATATCTTATCATTATTAATCATTGTTGTACTCCATAAGCTTTTTTAAAAGCATCAATAAATATATTCCAACCAGGAAATCCTGGAAAACTTCTATCATCTAAATAATAATCAGCATAAATCTTTTTTGAAGGTTTAAAATTTATACTATCCGAATTATCATTAGCTTTTGTAACTTTAATACCATTAGCCAATAAAAATGCTAATGCTTGTTTAAGATATTCGCCATCTCTACAAGTCCATAAAATAATTTGAACTCCAAAAGATTGTAAAAACTTTATAGATTCGATAGCATTCGGTTTAACTTTACCAATTTTTGGAAAAGTATCATCGACAATTGTACCATCGAAATCTACAGCAAGTATCAGTTTATCACTAGGTTTATTAAAGTTACCAATAGAAAGGCCGGTAGGATTTAATATAGTTATAGGTTCAGTGTTCATAACTTCATATGAAAATAATCTATTATTATTGATCATCTTTGTCACCAAAATCTATATTACCGTAATCATTTCCAGAGAATTTAACCTCTAGACCAGCAGCTTTGCAGAAAACTTCTGTAGTATTAACTGCCTGTTTATTGTGAGTTCGAATATCCAAATCAGATAATCTAACATCACCAGTTGATACAATAGTATTCAACATTTGTTGTTTACTTATTTGATCATCTGCACGAGGACCAAGGAATTCTTTAAGAGCATTAGTTTGATTTGTTGCAGCTAACGCATAAGTCTGAACGTTTGTAGTAGAAGCAGTTTTATCTTCTTGTACAACCTGACCAGTCAATGGGTTAATATGATCACTACTATTAGAAATAGAGTTTTTATGTTGCAACATCTGCTGGAAGAATCGTCTAATTGGACAGTAAATAATTGGTACCTTTGTTAATGTACACATTGGTTTGCCTCTAGGATTTCTAAAAGGCATAAATACATATTCGAATAAACCGATCTTCCATTTATCAGCAATAGCTTTAATCTTTTCAAGAGTCATATTATCAGACTTTTTCTTTTCAAGTTGATTAATATCTATAAAAAGATTTAAATCATCCTGCTCTATATATTTCTTCATCAAATCAATGAATTGTTTATCTGACATTTTAGCAAAAGCTATTCTATAAGTATCAGCATTAAATCCTGAAGGATCAATATCATCCATTAATTTGTAAATATTTTCTTCATACTTTTTACGTATTTTTTTAAACTGTTCAGCAGAAACTTTCATTATATAATAATCCTCCTACCATAGTCATAGGCATAATTTATATAGTCGTAACTTTCGAGAGATTCATCCATTTCATTAAATTCATAACAAAAATAACGAATCTTTTCACAAGAATAATTATTAGTCATTATCTTAGCCAAATTATATTTTAAAGCATTTTCTTTATTATGAAAATGCTTAATTTTATTATCATCAGTTCTAAGATAATAACCCGATTTATCAGAATAAATCGAAAAGAAATAAGATTCAACTGATCTATCCCAATTACCACTATCTATTTGCAAGACATACGAATCTTGTTTTATGTGTTCTAAGGA